TGAATCATATCCAATTGATAACCTCGGTGCTCCAGCTTTGTTTGACCAAAGTGGTAACGCTAACTTAAATGAATTTGCTACGACTACGCTTACAGAAAACTATTTCGGAGCTTCTTATGCTAATCAAACCCGAATATTTTATGTAGGATTTAATGCGTACTGTCCAGATACTACAGCTACATACTCATTAGATCTTCAAGTAAGTAATGATGGGGTTACGTGGGAAACATGGCAGTCTTGCCCTGATGTCACATTAAACGATCAAGAATGGTCTTACATCTCTGTAAATAATACACAACAATTTTATTTTTATCGGTTGATTAATAGGAATACTAGCACTACATTTTCCTTACGAGCGATACAATTTGCACAAAGTCAACAAACAATTCCAATGGCTAGATTGAATCGTACAGACTATTTCAATTTACCTAATAAACAATTTCCAAGTCAAAGAACGCTACAGTATTGGTTTAACAGGCAAGTAGATCCTCAAATGTATCTATGGCCAGTACCAAGCAATAACTATCAAGTTTTTCAATTGATAATTGAAATGCAACCACAAGATGTTGGTGATTTATCAAATCAACTATATCTACCAGATCGTGTGCTCCCATACATTCAAGCGGCGCTATCTCATAAATTAGCTATGCAATTACCTAATATTGATATGAATAGAATAGCATACTTAGAAAAATTAGCTTTAGATCTAAGAACACAATTTGAAGAAGAAGATAGAGACAAATCTCCAATATATCTGCAACCAAATTTCAGTTACTACACGAGATAGTTAAATGAGCTCCATAATGAATTACGATAGCCTTGTAGCAGATATCATTAACTATACTGAAAGAAACGATGATCAGTTTGTAGCTACAATTCCTACAATAATTGCTTTAACAGAGGCAAGTATTGCTGCTGAGTTAAAGACACTGCTTCAATTAAATGTGGTAGAGACTACCCTAGCAGTGAACCAAACAGTACTAGATAAACCAGTTCGCTGGCGTAAAACCATCTCTATGAAAATCAATGGAGCTCCAATACTGTTAAGGGGTCAAGACTATGTGGCACAGCTTCAATCTGAATCTACTTCTGGAGAACCTATCTATTATGCTGATTATGACTACAGTCACTGGAATTTTGCCCCAGCTCCAGATGCAGTATATCCTGTTGAAATAATCTACTATAGTTTAATTCAACCTTTAGATGCAAGCAATCAAACTAACTTATTCACTGCCACTACCCCACAATTAATGCTATACGGGGCTTTATATCATGCTATGGTATACCTTAAAGCATTAGATAAGATTGGTGTATGGAAAGGCTATTTTGATGACGCTATGGCCGCTGTGAAGAACGAAGATAATTCTCGTAAGATCGATAGAAACACATCCATTCAAGAGCCATAAATATGACAACACCTACATACGTTTCCCCTTTCACTGGAACAGTGGTTCAGCCTACAGATGTATCATATCTTGCGCTTGCACTTACCAATAATACCCCTTTATACTGGCCTGCAGTTGTTAATGAAACACAAGTAGCTGTAGCTCGAATTATTGATTGTACCCCAAACACAACCTTATTATCAATATTCTTACCTGACGCTACACAAGGAACCGTAGGGTCAGATATTTTAATTCGTAATTTGGGTTCAGTACCATTTACAGTTAATTCCTATTTACAAGACAATGCAGTTTCAATTCCAGCGGGGACTTCTAAATACTTTTATTTGGCTGATAATTCTACCCCAGATGGTGTTTGGAATAATGTAACCTTTGGTACTGGCACTTCTTCTGCAGATGCAGCAAGTTTAGCTGGGTACGGGTTATCAACTACTCTTTCTGGTAAGCTTGCAACATCAAGTAATATTATTCAAGTATCAGCCTCTCCTACAATTGCAGAATCAAGTCGAGCGTCTACCTATGTATGGAATTCTGGTGCAGGAAGTTTTACCCTACCTAGCTATTCATCAATTTTATCTGGCTGGTATATTGGTTTTAGAAATAATGGTACAGGTTCACTCACGATATCTCCCCAAAGCCCATCTACAATCAATGGTTCTCCATCTATTATTACTAATCCTGGGGATTCTGGGATTATTATTTATGACATTTCATCTGGCAACTTTTTCACAGTTGGCTGGGCTGTTCCCAATAGTATTACTTTTTCAGCAGCTACATATGATGTAGACAGCATTTCTGGATCAGCACTTAACTTAGTGGCTAATGCGCCAATCATTGAAACCTACGTAGCGCTATCAGGCACCAGAACAACTAACCTAATTGTTACTCTCCCAGCAATTACACAGCTCTATGTATTAGTAAATAATACTACATCAGGGCTATATAACATTGTTATTAATGTATCTGGAAGTTTAACAGCTCCATTGGTATTACATGCAGGAGATGTGGTAGTTGCAGGTACAGACGGGGGTACAATATTCCCAATCTCACAAGCATCAGTTTCTAACTTTGTTGCGGGAGATGGATCAGCTAGTGCCCCATCATTTACCTTTTCTAGTGACACAACTACAGGAATGTATTTAGCCAGTTCCCATGTTTTAGGATTGACAGTCAATAGTGTAGAAATGCTAAATCTGGATAACACCAATGTTCTTAACCCCCAAATATCCACTGTAGCAACATTCAACGCGGGACTAATTCCGGGCGGTGTATTTTAAATGGCTCAACAGCCTCCAGTACAGGCCCAGCCAGCTAATCAACTTCCTGCACAATATTCTCAAATATATACCCTAGGAGTTACTGCGGGTATAAAACGAGATGGTACACAATTTGAGTCTTCAGATTTTACTGACGGTGTTTGGTGTAGGTTTCAACGTGGTGTTCCAAAGAAAATAGGAGGGTATACTCAGCTATTTTCATCATTCCGGGGACCTGCTAGAGGCATGGTTTTAAATGGGTATAACGGAGTAAACTATATATTTGCAGGAAACCAATTAGGCTTAGATGTGTTCTTAACAGGACAAACTCTAGCCCTAGGTGCAGGTCCATACTCTGCTCAATTTCTTGTTGGGTACTCTCAGTTTGCTGTATCGGCAAACACAACAACATCATTCACCATTACAAGTACAACTAACTATACCGGACTATATAGCACTGGAACTAAAGTAGTATTTGCCCAATCTGCGACACCTACGTTCTATACTGTTACTACATCTACGTTCTCTGGAACGGCTACAGTGGTTAATTTTGGCCCTAGCTATACAGGAACTATTACTAATGTTTGGCTGGCTAATGACTACTTTGCCCCAAACCCAGATTTATTATGGCAGTTTGACTTTCAATATTCTCCATTAGGGGGTGCACTTAATTTAGTCATGCATCCGGGATTAAACCTATCTAATATTGATAACGGCGTTAATACACAGGTATACTTAGGCTCCACAGTACCTAACTCTAGTAACCAGTGGGTTTTCACTGGGTTAGCTGATACTGCAGGTACCAGTCCAACACATCAACCTATCTCAGTTGATGGAGGGGTTTGCACTATTCACCCGTTCCTATTTGTATATGGATCAAATGGCTATATTGCCAATAACAATGTAAGCTCTGTATACGGCAGTCAAACATTAAACGATTGGAATGGACCGCTTGCCAATCAGGTCAATGTAGCCTCTGGTAAAGTTGTATTTGGAGTGCCAGTTCGTGGGGGTACAAGCTCTCCCTCGGGATTATTCTGGGCTACAGATAGCTTAATCCGAGTATCATTCGTTAATACCGGATCTACTTACTGGCAGTATGATATTGTATCTAGCCAAACATCTATTATGTCATCTAGGTCTGTTGTTGAAATGGACGGACTATACTATTGGATGGGAGTAGATAGGTTCTATGTTTACAATGGTATGGTTCAAGTTCTTCCAAATGATAAGAATGTAAACTGGCTATTTAATAATTTGAACTACCAACAAAGACAATACGTTTGGGCTACTAAGGTACCTAGGTACAATGAAATTTGGTTCTTCTACCCTAGAGGAACTGAAACAGAATGTACCGATGCTATTATTTATAATGTTAAGGATAAAATTTGGTATGATGCAGGCCAAGCTGAAGGAGCTCGTAGATCAAGCGGGTTCACTACTGAAATATTCCCTACACCTATATGGGCCGGTTGGGATTATAATACAACCTACAGTATTGAATATGATGTAGTTGCAACACCATCTGGAATGACAGCCCCAACCATATTCCAAATATATGCGCCGGGTAACTTAACACCAACATTTTCTCCGGGGACATTCTTAACATTTACTCAAGTTCCTTTTGATCCAATGTATCAGATAGCTACAAGTATCTATAACGTGGTTCATAACGTAACGTTAATCACTGTCCTAACAACATTCCCTGCTACCCCACCACCAGATACTGCGTTCTACTCTATTAGTGGAGGGTATGGTATTTGGCAACATGAGGTTGGGTTAAACAAAGTTACATTAAATGCTGAAACAGCAATCGATTCTAGTTTCACTACTTGTGATATTAGTTGGGTTGGTGGTACTCCATCGGGGGATGCTACTCCAGCGGTTAATAGGCGATTACATTTACGCCGTGTAGAGCCAGACTTTGTACTGGGTGGCACTATGTCTATGAGTATTCTAGGCCGTAAATTTGCACAAAGCCCAACCGAAGTATCAGGACCATATTACTTTGATGCTAACACAGAAAAGATCGACTTGCGTCTTGAATACCGCCAATTAAGCTTACAGTTCGTATCTAATGATATCAATGGAAATTATGAGATGGGTCGTGTCCTAGTTACTGCTGAATATGGGGATGAAAGACCTTAGCTAAGTATATGATTTTAAACGATATTTTTTATGTATACATACATGGCTAGTATACCAAAATTCTTTCCTTATGTGCCTCACTATTCTAGTTGGGAAGACTTTAATGGTAATTTGATAATGTCTTATGGGGCTGAACCAATCGCATACACTACAGCAGAGAATTGGAAAGAGACAGCTAATAGCTTAACTCAAACTCCTGCTTTTTCTGGATATCCAGTTCCGGACCCTAGTTTGTTTCCAAATTGGCAAGAATGGGCTAATGAATTTAGTTTAATAGTCAATGGTGTTGTGCGGTAAAAGGGCGTATAATATACGATTTATGTATTAGTATACTTAGATGATAACCTATCAGCAAGAAACATTAGACACATTTTTACCTGATTCAAAACCGTTATTTGATATATTTTATGATGAAATAGCTCAAAATAAAGATGATATTCCAGCGGGATTTAATACAGAATTTTATAAGCATTTAGAAAGTCGAAATAGATTTAAAATATATACTATTCGAGATGATGGTAAATTAATAGGATTTAGTTTTTGGATATTGTTTTACCATCCTCATTTTAAAACAAGTCTTACCGCAACATCTGATTTGATTTTTGTATTACAAGAATATAGAAAAGGGCTATTTGGATATAAATTCCTAAAGCATTCCCTTAATGAAATTAAAAAACATAACCCCCAAAGAATATTAGTTGGTGTAAAACCTAATAATGACTTTGGTAAAATATTAGAGAGATTAGGAGCTGGACATTTTGAAACTGTGTACTCATTTAAACTGGAATAAAAATGTCTGATTACGTAACCAGCTTCGTTCCCGGCGGTGACTATCTAAATGTTACCCATTATATCCCCGGCGGTGATTATTTAACTGCCAGTCATTATCTTGGTGACAGTGATCCTGGAACACCATCAACCCCATCGATACCATCATCCCCAAATGCTCCTATTGATACAACAGGAAGTCCTTGGGGCAACGCCCAAACACCTACTGGAGTAACTCCAGATCCAAATTTACCTTCTCCAGTTGACTTAACATCTTCTACTGGAACCCTTCCTAGTATTCCGGGTTCTTCTGGAATTCCTAATATTCCGGGTATATCTAACATCCTACCCGGAGAGACAGGTGGAATGCCTAATTCTACAGGAACTGGACTAGGAACCCTTGGAAATACCATTGCCAATACGGTTATTGGTACAGGTACAAAAGCCGCCATTGGGGCTGGCTTAGGGGCATTGGGTATTGGAAGTACTACAGGTACTACAGGAACTACAGGAACTACAGGTACTACAGGAACTACAGGTACTACAGGAACTACAGGAACTACAGGCACCGGAGCGACCAATCTAAATGGTCCTGCAGGGACATCCAATAACTCTGGCTTTACTAATTTCACTCCGGGACTAACTCAAGGGTCTACAGGTCAAGTTAATTTAGGTGGAACTTTTAGTGCTCCACAACTATATAATGCCGATGTAGCCGCTCAACATTATGCTACTGGGGGTGAAGTATCCCCGTTTGAATTTTCTGGATTTTCCCCAAAAATTAATAAGGGATCATCTTCAGCCTCACTACATGGAGTATCCCCAGACTTCCATTCTATGGCCGATATAGCCCCGCATTTTGCAGAAGGGGGTCACATACCAGAGTTTTATTCTGAGGGGG